CGTATAGCCACGGCGACTACCCCTTCGTCGAATTCGCCCGCGAACGCATCTCCCGCAACCTCCTCGAATCCCGCGGCGTCCCCGAGCTCCTCGAGAGCCAGCAGTATGAGATCAAGACCCAGCGCGACTTCCGCAGCGACCGCGCCGCCGTCGCCGTCCTCCCGCCCGTCCGCGTCCCCGCGAACCGCGGGAAACTAAACCTCATCTTCGGCCCCGGCGCCCAGATCCCGGAAAGACGCCCCAACGAATTCGGATGGATGGACCCCCCGCGTTTCGACAGCGGCACCATCGAGATCGAAGCCGCCACCCGCCGCGACGTCGACGAGTATTTCGGCCGCTTCAGCCAGTCGGTCCCGCAGCCGCTCACCATGCTGACCCAGCAAACCATGGTCGACCGCTGGTTGCGCAGTAGCAAAGCCGTCATCGCCCAAGCCTTCGCCCTGATGCAGCAATACGTCAGCGACACCGAGATCGCCCGAGTCGCCGGCGCCATGCCCGCGCCCTTCCAAGTCAGCCGCGAGCAGATCCAAGGCCGCTACGACCTGGTCGCCGAATTCGACGTCCGTGACCTCGACGCCGAAGTCCTCGGCAAAAAGCTCGAGTATATCGCCAAAGTCGCCGTCCCCCTCGACGTCGCCGGCGTTATTGATCGCGCCGGGTTAGTCAACTTCATCGTCGGCGCCGTCGACCCCAGCCTGGCGGCCATGATCGTAAGAAGCCAAGACGTCGCCACCGCCCAGGAGGCCGAAGACGAACAACTCGCCCTGACCAAGATCTCCGCCGGCATCGAGCCCCCGTTGCCCGAACAAGGCGTCAATCCGCAACTCCGCCTCCAAGTCCTCCAAAGCGCCATCCAGGCAAATCCTCAGCTCCAGCAACGCTACGCCGGCGACGAAATCTACAAAGGCATGGTGGATGCGAGAGCCCAAGCCCTGAACTTCCAAATGACCCAGATCCAAAACGCCCAAATCGGCCGCACCGGCGCCGTCCCCGCGCTGGCCAGTCAGCCCCAAAGCATGGGCGGAGCCTTCGCCGCAAGAGGCGCCACGGCCGCCGCGGCCGCCTAATCCCTCAACTCTCATCCCTCAACTCTCAACTCTCCCATGAACCCCAACGTCCAAGTCAGAAACATTCCCGGACTGAACATCCCGCAGCATACGACCGTTGAGCTGAGCTACGTCTCGACCACGAACAATCTTTCCAGCGTCGTCTACAAAGAGGGGACCAACACCGTCGCCACGTTGACCTTCACCTACGTCGGCGGCACGCCGTCCTCGGACGACGCCCGCATAGCCACCGTCATCCGCTCTTAAATCTCAAATTTCTAATTTCCAATGGGCTTCGCCTTCAATCCGTTCACCGGCAACTTCGACCAGAAAGGTTCTGGCGGAGGCGGCGGCTCTGCCTTCTTCGCCGGCGAAGTGGCAACCTATGCCGACCTCCCGCTCGACGGCACCGCCGCGCTCAATAGCCGCTGGCTCGTCCGCTCGAATTCCGGAACCTGGCCTTTCTCGTCCTACAAACAAGCCGGCGTGTATGTGCGCAAAGCCATCGTCGGCTCCTCCCGCGACAACGACTACCAGCTCACCGACACGTCCTTCTTCGACGTGATGAGCGACAGCGCATTCCTCATCTACGACGACGCCGACGCCACCAAGAATCTAAAGTTCCAACTCTCCGGCATCTCCACCGGCACCACCCGCACGCTGACCGCGCCGGACGCCTCTGGCACCATCGCGCTAACCGGCCAACTCACCGAAACCCAAATCTTCACCGCCAACGGCACTTGGACAAAACCCGCAGGGGCCAAGATGTTGCAAGTGGAACTCGTCGGCGGTGGTGGTGGCGGCGGCGGCGGACGGCGTGGCGCGGCAGGAACCGCACGCGGTGGCGGCGGCGGCGGTGCAGGCGCAGGACACACAGTTTTGCTTATTGACCCTGAGTCTCTTAGCGCAACAGAAACCGTGACGGTCGGCGCAGGCGGCGTGGGCGGCACCGCTGCGGGCAACGACACCAACGGCGGTGCAGGCGCGGCGGGCGGCGACACCACTTTTGGTCCACTCAAAGCCTTTGGCGGCAACGGTGGCGCAGGCGGCAACAATACCGCACAAGCTGCCGGTGGCGCATCAGCTTCCGTCCGTGGATTCATCATCAACTCATCACACAGCACAGCCGCAGGCGGTGGCGGCGGCTATGAAGCAACGTCCGCTGCCGCTGGAACAGGATCGTCCTCTTCGGGAAATATCTGGCCTGCAAGTGGCGGTGGTGGCTCACGAATTACGTCAGCCAATGGTCTAAACAACAGCGGCGCCGGCGGTGCAATCGGTTCAGGCAGCGGCGGCATCAATCCGCATTTTATGAATGGCGGCGCTGCGCCTAGTGCTGGTAGCAAAGGCATTACAGGTGGCCGTCTTGGCTTCATCGGCGCGGGTGCTAGTGGTGGTCGCCAAGGAAGCGCAGGCGAAGGTGCCGAAGGCGGCGATGCAATTTTGGGCGGCGGCGGTGGCGGTGGCGCTGGCGCAACAAACGACGCAGGCGGATCAAACGCAGGCGGAAAAGGCGGCGACGGCATCGCCGTCATCACAACCTATTTCTAACCATGACCGAGCAATACGCCATCCTCGATCAAGCCAACGGCCACCTCGTCAACGTAGTCCTTTGGGACGGCGACACCGCCAAGTGGCAGCCGCCCGCCGGAACATCCGCCGTCCGCCTCGCCGACATCGACCTCGCCACACTCCCGCCCGCACCCGCACCGGAAGCTGAACCGATCACCGCCGAAGAACACCTCCGCAGTGTCGGCCTCGCAGGAGACCGCCAGCCCACACTTTTGTATTTACGCCAGTCCCTCACCGCCGCAGGAAAAACATGCGCCGAGCTGGACGCCGTCGAAGCCTACTTGCAGCAAGTCCTCACCATGTTCGCCGCCAATCCGGCGCCGCGAAACGACTGGCCGAATCCCAGCGTCACCTTTGAAGCCGCCGTCCAAAGCGCCATGCAAACCCTGCTTGTCACGCCGGAGCAAAGCGTAGGCGGAAACCCTTAGTGCCTTAGTGTCCCCGTGAGAACCGTCACCCTACAAAGCATCCTCCTCCGCGCCTGGCAACGTGTCGGCAACGACGCCTCATCCATCTCCAACATCCCGAGCGGTGCGCAGACCATGCTCGTCGCCGCGGCGAACGACGCCATCGAGACCTGCTGGACCTGGGCCGACTGGCCCGAATTGTGCCGCATCGAAGAGCGCACCATCCAGGGCAACGAAACGAACGGCTTCTACATCGACTACGACCAAGGCGGCGGCGAGACCCCGATGGGCGAAGTCTTCCAGATCACTCGGGACAACCCGAACAAAACAGCCTCACCCCGCGAACTGCAATACAGCCTCCTCGGCGACAGCATCCGCTTTCCGGACGACACCGACATCCCCGCCACCGCCTGGGTCCGCTACCGCCTCCGCCCCGACACCTACACCACGAGCAACCTCACCGCGACCGTCCCCGCCGTCCTAAGCAAAGCCGTCGGCTACTACCTCACCGCCAGCCTCCTCGAAGAAGACGGCCAGCTCACGAAATCAACCCTCATGGAAGAAAAAGCCATGAACGAACTAGTGACCGAAAGAGATAAATTTTACTTCCAACAAAACCAACCCCAAGCCTGGTCCGCCCGGATCGGACATTATTAACAAAAGCTAACGAAGCTAACGAAGGTAATTCCAAACCCTCAACTCTCAACCCTCAACGCTCAACTCTTCATGAACGCCAACCAAAAAATCACCAACGGCCTCAGCGGCGGCAACTACATCGCCGACACCACTCTGCGGAACGGCGACTGGCTCGCCGTGCAAGTCCTCGCCGACGCCAAGTTTCACACCTTGACCGGTAACATCGCCGACATTGCGAACACGACCGACGCCAGCGCCCCCGTCATTCCGGCAGGCACGATCCTCTTCGGCAAGTTCACCGCCATCGACCTGCACTCGGGTCGCATCGTTGCGTATACGGCGTAACTCGTCACTCGTCACTCGCCACTCGTCACTTCCTCATGCTCCTCGCCCCGACATTGTCGCTCTCCGCTGGGTCCGGCGCCGCCATCGCGCGCCCGACCTTCAGCCGCGACTTTGCCGGAGAGAAGACGCTGAACAACGGCACCGGCCCCGCGATCACCTTCACCAGAGCCAGCAACGCCACCTTCTTCGACGCCAACGGCACCCTGCAAACCGCCGCCAACGACACGCCCCGCTTCGACCATTCCGGCGGCAGCAGCTTGGGGCTGCTCATCGAGGAGTCCAGAACCAACAGCATCCGCAACTCGCAGGCGGGTGGGGCCGCGGTAGGAACTCCGGGCACGGGATCGTCAAACTGGAATATCTCTGGAAGTGTAAATGGCCTCACGCGCACGCTGGCCTCTGGGTCGGTCAACGGCTTCTCATACATTGACGTTAGTTTTGCTGGCACAGCAACTTCTGCATTCACGCTATTCTTTGATCCGGAACAGCAAACCCAAATTGTCGCATCGTCTACCCAAGTGTGGACGCATTCAGTCTACCTTGCGCTTGCAGCAGGATCGGTTCCCGATTGTCTCGTTGGCGTGCGGGAAGGGCTGGCAGACGGAACATTGACCGCCGCCGCCACGACCAATCATGGATCAAGTCTAACAGCAACCCTCCAAAGATTTTCCCATACGCGCACGCTGACAGAGGCGACAACGGCGAGGGTGACTCCGATTATCCGCATGACGGTTGCCAACGGCGCAACCATAAGCTTCACCCTCCGCATAGCCGCCCCGCAGCTAGAGCAAGGCGCCTTCGCCACCAGCTACATCCCGACGACCAGTGCCGCCGCCACCCGCGCCGTGGACGTTGCGGTCGTCACGCCGATCTCCAGCTTCTATAACCAGAGCGAGGGGACGTTGTTTGCGGAGCATCAGCGGTATGCATCTGCAACTTCATCCTTTCAGGGATACTCGTTTGCTACAGACGCAAACAGCACGAGCAATGAAATTTATTTAACTCAAGCAAATAGCCCCAGTTCTGTTAATACGATTGCATACCTTGCCGCCGTTGCCACTGGAGAAACAACGAGAGAGACGTTTGTCGGCGGACTGACAATGGGCCAAGTCACGCGACTTGTGGCTGGCATCAAATCTGGCGAGTTTTTTGTAGGGGGTAGAAGCGACGGTGGATTATTTGTTTCGGCCACCAATTCCAACGCGCACAACCCAATAGCGGCAACTCGACTGCGCCTCGGTGGCCGCGCAGGAACCTCGGGGGCCATCAACGGCCACATCCGCAAGATCGCCTACTGGCCCCGCCGCTTGAGCAACACGCTGCTGCAACAACTCACGACCTAATGAGCACCAACCTCATCCTCAATCCCGCTCACGCTGGCCAAGTGTTCGCCGCACTCGGCGCACAGATAGGCGCGGGTCTCAAAGGTGTCGCCGCCCCAGATGTTGCGCTCATGGCAAGGGTCGAAGCACACATGCCAGCCAACGCCGCCGGAGGGAATTTCACAGGAACATCGGGCACATTTATCCATGCCGCAATTAAGCCCTAAAACCGCCTAATATGCAAGACTACCTCTACAAATTCCCCGACGAAGCCACGGCGCAGACTGCTCTCGCCGATTACTACGATGCCGAGACCGGATGGAAAACCAGCGGAGAAGGCTATGCGCTTGATCCGGTGGGTGTGCTGGCAGACGTAGACAACACCGATCCAGAAAATCCGGTCAGCACACTGCTCGACGGCTGGCACCTCAACCTCCGCGTGACCGACGACCGCCCCGATCCGGCACCGACCTACAGCGTCACGCCGACCCAGCAACGGAGGGTGTGGCTATGACCTCGTGGCACTATCACATGACGACGACCGAAAAAGGCGTGATCGGCACCGCGACCAGCATCGGATCGTCCATCTTTTCAATGCTCCCTCATCTTGAAGCAACCCTCCGCATCGGCGGACTCATCATCGGAATTTTGGTCGGACTGGCCACGCTGATTAGCGTCCTGCACGACATTCGGAAAAAACAGAAAGAACTAAAGAAATGAGAAACTGGAAAACGAACCTACTCGGAGCACTCACTATCATCGCCAGCTTGTCCACGGCCGGACGCGAATTTCTGGCCAGCGGCACAATCCCTGACCTCGGCCTCGTCGGCGCAAGTCTACTCGCCGGATGGGGCTTGCTGATGGCGAAAGACCACAACGCCCGCCTCTGACTCCATGAGCCACGCCCGCGTCACAAAACTCATTGCAGTTGCGATCCTCGCCGTGAGCTGGGCTGTCGCTGCGGCTGGATGCGTGACGGTCGGCTACGACTTCCTCAAGCAGCAAGCCACGGTCACGGTCAATCCCCCGACCAAAGGCTACGCGAAATAACCCATGTGGACCTGGCTCAAGAGAATCTTTGGCAAGAAATCCGACGCTACCCCAGCGTCGGACTCGCCGAATTTGCCCTCCGCATCCACAACGAGCTTCACCGTCGAGCCACCGCTGACGACCTACGACGAGCGCCGTCTCAGCACGCCGAACAAACAAGCCCACCGCATCAAACCGGAAGCCATCGTCCTGCATCATTCGGACGGCAGCTACCACGGCAGCTGCGCCTGGATCACCAACCCCGCCGCTAAAGTGAGCTACCACGTCCTCATCGCCAGAGACGGCCGCCGCACCGTCTTCGGAAGCGACACCGACCGCTGCTGGCACGCCGGCCGCAGCAACTGGCACGGCCGCCCCGACCTAAATAGTTGGAGCCTCGGCGTCGCCTGGGAAGGCAACACCTACGAAGACCCCCTCGGCGAGGCCGCCATGAACAGCGCCCTCGAATACCTGGTCCCCCGCATGAAGAAGTGGAACATCCCCCTAAACCTCGTCCTCACCCACCAACAAGTCGCCCCAACCCGCAAAACCGACATCAGCCCCGGCGACGCCGCCCGCTTTAAGAGCAGACTCCGTTCTGCCCTGACGACTGCCAACTGACGACTGCCAACTTCCCCATGTCCCTCGAATCTCCAGTCCAACGCGACGGCGACAACGGATTCATCGGCTTCGCCAGCCGCTTGAACCCGCTGACCTTGCCCGCCGGAATGTTGCAAGACAGCGTCAACATGCGCTTGGATCGCGGAGTCGCACAGACCCGCAAGGGCAGCAAGCGCCTCACCGACACCATCGGCACGACCGGCGCCCCGCTGACTCTCGACTTCACCCTCGGCACCGACAGGACTGTCACCTCGATCACCCGCGCCTCGACCACCGCGACCGTCACCGCCACCGCCCACGGCTTCACGACCGGCGACCAAGTGAACATCCGCGGTGCCGTCGAGACCGACTACAACGGCGACTTCATCGTCACCGTTACGGACGCCAATACTTTCACCTACACCGTGAGCGGAAGCCCCGCGACACCGGCCACCGGCACCATCATCGCCAACAATGGCCCTGAGGTGAGCGACACTTATAACAGTGGTGGTCTATTTGCCGCTGGCGTCTTTGCCAGCCAAAACTACGACAACGCCAACGAATATATCGTGCTGGCCGGCAGTAGCAGCGCGACCCTCTACCGCCAAGGGCAGTTGCCGGTCGTCAAAACGTATCCGACCAGCCCCGCCGAAACTATTGAGGGCACCGACACCGTCAGCATCGTCCAAGCCTTTGACCGCTTGTATATCCTGCGCGAAGCGGCCCGCAGCGGCAACTACGCGGAGAATCTGACCAACGCCTCGGGCATTACGGTCAGCTCGACCACGGCCACGGTCAACGTGAACGCCCACGGCTATCCCGAGGGCGCCACGGTGCGGATCGAAGGCAGCACTACGCCCGCCTTCGACGGCCATGAGTTCCGCGTGCTCGGCACCAATCTCAACACCAACTCCTTTGAAATCACCGTTCCATCCGGCACCGCCACGCATGCCGCCGCGACCATCAAGGTCCGCCGAGTAAAGCCGCCTATATTTTGGGATGGTGGAAGCGGCAACTTCGTCCGCGCCACCGCAGGCGTTCCATCCGAAGGCGTCACCTACACCCGCATGCCCTCGGTTGGCTGGGCAAGCTACCACAACAACCGCCTCTGGATCGCCAAAAACCGCGACACGGTCGGCATTAGCGATGTTCTCGACCCTGACCTCTACGATCCATTCTGGAACAGCTTCCGCGCAGGCGCAGGCGGCGATGACCGCATTGTGGCAATTCACCCATGGGTCGAAGGCCAAGCCCTCGTCTTCTGCCGCAAATCCATCTGGCTCGCCACGCTCAATCAATTCGCTTCAACCGATGGCAGCGACTTCTCGGTAGATACTCCGGTGTCTCAACTCACGCTCCTCACGAATGAGATCGGATGCAGTGCCCGCAACACCATCGTCACCGCCGGTAACTTTGTCTTCTTCCTCAGTGACGCCGGTATCTACCGCTTAGACCGCGCCCTCGACCTCAAAGTTCGCGGCGACACCAAGCCTCTCTCCGAACCCATCGCCGATTTGTTCAGCCAAGTCGTCCAGTCCCGCGTAGAGAAGTCCGCCTTCGGCATCTGGCACAGCAATCGCTACTTGGTCGCGCTGCCCACCAGCGCCGACCCGCTCGATGGCAACCAGTTGGTGGTTGCATGGAACGCCTTAACGGACACATGGGAATACCGCGACATCTATCCGAGCAGCGCATCGGTGAACCAGATCCTCGTCGGCACCTACGATAACCAACGCCGCGTGTTCTCGGTGCCCCGCTCCGGCAACCTCTACCTGCTAGAAGAGAACGACACTGCGCTTGACGACAACGCCCCTAACGCCGGCACCAGCCCCGTCACCGGCAGCATCAAGACAAGGCGCTACGACTTTGACAACATGCACTCTAAACGCTTCCTGCGCACGATTGCCGACGTAGTCATTCCGCCCGGCGCCAGCGTCTCGACCAAAATCAGCACGATCAATCCCGACACCGAGACAACCATCGGCACGCTGACCAACAGCACCGCTTCCCAAGAGGACTACAATATGAAAAGCCCCGTGCGCTACAAAGCACACGGCGCCGAAGTCATTTACGAAACCTCCGGTGGCCGACCGGAAATCAGATCGGCCAGCATCGAGGCATCGCCCAAGTCGTTGCCTCCGACCGAAACAAGGTCCGCCGCCTAACCCTCAACTTCTCAACCCTCAACTCTCAACTACCCAATGGCCTCATATAATTACACCTTCACGTCTGGGGACACCGTGACCCCGACCAAATTGAACAACGCCCGCACCGTCAGCGACATCGTCAACGCCGACATCAGCGCGACCGCCGATATTGCCGGCAGTAAACTCGCAGACGGAGCCATCACCAACGCCAAGGTGAACGCCACCGCCGCCATTGCCGACTCTAAACTTGCGACAATTAGCACGGCCGGCAAGGTAAGCGGCGACGCCATTACCAGCGGAACGATAGGTGGATCGACCGCGATCAATACCACCGGCACGGTTACAGCGGGCAAACTTATCCCGACGGCCAATACCACGGCTGGCAATGGAATGTATCTTCCAGGCACAAACATTGTGGCCATAGGCACGAACGGCTCAGAGGCTGTCAGAATTAGCTCAAGCCAGCAAATATCCATTGGGACAACCACTGCATACGGCGGGGCAACCGCCCCGAAGGTTGTTATGGCTAATGGGAACAGCGGAGCTGTTGTATGGCTGAACGCCTCTGCCGCGGAGGGCGCACGGATTCAGAAATGGACTGATAATAATTTTTACTACGACACTTATGACGGTGGGCATGTTTGGAGAGGAACCGGATTTGCCGAACTGTTTCGCGCCGATCAAAGCGGCAACGTGCTGATCGGAATGACAACACGCGCAACGAGCAGCGCAAAAACGCTGCATATCGCCAACGGCACTGCGCCAACCGCGAATCCTTCGGGTGGCGGCGTCCTCTACGTTGAATCCGGCGCTCTTAAATATCGCGGCAGCAGCGGCACCGTGACGACAATCGCAAACGCTTAGTAAGGATCTATTATGGCAAAAAGAACACCAGCACGCCGTCCGGCCCCAGCACCCGCTAAACGCCCAGCCCCCGCGCCTGCACCGGCTAAACGTCCGGCGCCCGCCCCGGCAAAACGTCGACCTGCCGCGAAACGCCGACCAGCAGCGCCACAGCGCGGCACCAACATCAGCGCACCAGCGATTGCCGCCGAAGGGCGTAATCTCGCCGCTGACAATGTCGGTTTCATCAACCAGAACCTACCGGCGACCGCCAACAACTTTAGCAACATCCAGCAGGGCCAGATCGACGCACAGGCGGCGCGTCTGGACAACCAATACACGACGGACGCCCGCGCACAGGTCAACCAGTCATTCACCGGCGCCGACCAGCTCGGCAACATGGGGATGCGCACGGCCGACATGGGAGATGCGGCGGGGCAGCAGATTTCCTCGCTGGCTCCGCTCGCGCAGCAGCAGGCGGGTTTTGCGGCGGACAATATCTACGGACTGGCGCCACAGGTGACGCAGATCGGCGATGCGGCAGCCGCCAATGTCAATGCCTTGGCTCCGCAGGTGGTCGGCATCGGTGACGCGACGGCAGCAAACATCAATGCGCTGGCGCCACAGGTTACTCAGATCGGCGATGAATACATGGGCCAGATCGGCGGACTCGGAGGCATGCTTGCAGATCAGGCGCGTCAGGGATTTGCAACCTCGGGCCCAACAAGCATCGAGCAATCTCTCTATGACCAAGGACAAGCGGACCTGGCTCTTGGTCGCTCACTGTCGGCCGGTGAGATGCGTGACGCCACGCAGTCCGCTCGGCAAGGCATGGCAGCACGCGGCATGGCGACCGGAATGGGCGCCCTCGGCGCGGAGCTTCTAAACCGCGACCGTTTTGCCAATCAGCGACAACAGCAACGCCGCGCCTTTGCCGCCGAGGCCAACAACTTGCGCGAGCGCAACGTCATGGATCGTCGCACTGCTGCTGGCGACATGGCAACGGCGAGCGGCAATCTGTTTGACACCGCCGGTCGCCTCGGCATGACCGGCCGCGAAATGACGGGACGGATGTTTGACGCGGCAGGCCGTGTTGGCATCGCGGGACGCGAAGCGGCCGGGCAACTTTACGATACCGGCGGCCGCCTCGGCATGACCGGCCGCGAAATCTCTGGGCGTCTTTACGACGCCGGTGGCCGCATGAATGTGCTCGGCACGCAGACGGCGGGAGATTTGATGGCTACGGGCAATGAAGCAGCCATGCGAGGCCGCCAGGTGGGCGGAAGTCTACTGGAAGGCGCTGGCCGCCTGCGCCAAACCGGTGCTGGCATGCTCGCCGAACTCGACCCCTACGCCCGTGCCATGAACGCAGGCATAAATATCGGGCAATTCAGCGGCAACGCCGCGGGCAATATACTGGGCGGACAAGTGAACAACATGATCGACCTGTCTGGTAACGCGGCATCGTTCAATACGAATCGCATGGATTCGATCTTCAACCAAAACCAAAACAACCGTGCGGCGGGAGCTGCCGCCAACGCGGCCAAACCGCAGTGGTGGGAGACTGCCATAGGTTCAGCCAGGCAGCTATTCGGATAAAACAAAGCAACCAAAGGAGATACTTATGTTTGGATACAATCCAGGAGTCTATGACCAATCAGGAGAAATCCGCGCAAAGGGCGAATTGGCGCGAGCGCAGCGGCAACACCAAGCGATCATCGACGGCGCAGGCTTAGTCGGCGATGCAGCCAAAGCGGCCGTCGGCTTCGCTGTCGGCGGACCCGCCGGTGCTGCGATGGCGTCGGGTGGTGGCGGATCGGGCGGCGGCGACGGGGGGATCATCGGGTCGCTCATCAGCTCGTTTGCCAACAAGAAGGCGATGGATGCCAAGGATAAGGCTTACATGGGATTCTTCGAGCGGCACGGGGACCAGTTGGGCTTCGATGGGGATTACCTGGCGCAACTCAAGAACATGGACCGCGACGAACGCGTCGCCGCCTTCGACCTCATGACCGGCCAACCCGGCCAACGCCTCGGCAGCCTCAACTATCTAAACCAGCAGATGGGTCCGCGGGCGGCGTATGGGACCGGCCCGAGCGGCATGAACCAGGCTCCGGTGCGCCGCAAAACATTCTAAGGAGACACCATGGCGGAACCACGGATCATGTCGGACATCGAGTTCGGGCGGCAGGTCATGGGCTATCAGCCCGGACAGTCGATCGAGGGCGCGGAACTGGATAAGTTCGAGCGGGAGTATGAGGCTTACCGCAAG